ATGGCCGAGACCATCCGCGTGCTGGATGGCATTCCGCTGCATACGATGACGCAGTTCGTGGATTCGTCTCAGATCGAGGAGGCGCTTACGATCCCCGATGCTCTGACCATCGCGCGCGAAATGCGGGACGACCTAAACGAAATCGTCGCAATGGTGCATGGAGGGGTTGATGCAAAAGTGTTCGACCCTACCACCGAGAACGACGTGCTGAATATCACGAGCGAGATTCGGCACTGGATTCTGTTTTTCGACGGAATCATATCCAACTGGACGCCCGCTATACCGAGAATACCTGAATTTTAACTTTATATAAAATGGACAACAAACTGAAAATCGGGTTGATAGCTGCTGCGGTAGCCGTGGTAGCCATCATTGTGTTCAACTTCCTGCCGGGCAGCATTCGAAGCGCCGGAACCATCGGATTCCTCGCGGGGGTAGTATCGGGATGGTTTTTACGCTCGTGGTACGGCACCATCGTCGACAAAGAGATCGACGCATAGGAGATGAACAGGCTAACGTCGGCCATCATCGGGGTAATCATAGCCATGATCGCACTTTATAGCCTGCGGTCATGGCTTTGTTCCACCCTATCGAAACCGGAGATCGAATGCCGCGTCGATACGGTGGTCATAAGGGAGTATGTAAGAGATACTGTCATTATAACAAATACGCATCAAATTTCGAGGATCGACACGGTGATGGTATATCTGCCCGGCGACACGGTTAAAGTGGCTGTAACGCTTCCTTTCGAGCTAAAGACATTCCAGACCGAAAACTACCGCGCAACGGTGTCCGGGTATAAGCCCATGCTCGAAAGTATAGACCTGTTCGTGCCAACCAAGATCATAACGCAGACCCATCACACCACGACGATCATGCCGCCTACATGGGAAGGGGGGATAGTAGTGGCCGCGCAGGTTGCCCCCGGATGGAACAATCAGTTTATGGGCGCGCGCGTGCGATACAACAAGGGGCGGTTCAGCGTCGAGGGAACCGTCGGGTACAACCCCTTCGATGACGCCCCGTACGGAGAGGTGCGCGGAGGGTTTAATATTTGGAGGAAATGAAGCTGAGGGCGTCGAAAAAGCTGACAAAACCGAAGAACGAAAGATTCGAAGATCGGCCGAAGGTAACATGCAAGTCCTGCAAACACCTGTCGGCCGAAGAGAATATGCACCATATCTGCCCCAAGACGGGCATGATGACGCATGTCAAACAAAAAAAAGTATGCATATACCATGAGCCAATGTTTAATTAGCAACATTCCACGGTTAGAGGGAGAGGAATGGAGGGAATACAAGGATTTCCCCAGGTATTATGTGTCCACCAAGGGGCGCGTTTTCAGCACCTATAAACACAGATTGCTACGCCCTACAATAAACGGGGCTGGTTATTTCATGGTTGAATTGGTAGACAGAGATAGGCGAAAGTTAAAAAATGTACACAGATTGGTTGCAGAGACATTTATACCAAGAGTAGATGGATGCGATTTCGTAGATCACATCGACACTGTAAAAACAAATAACGACATATCCAATTTACATTGGGTTAATGCCTCGGGGAATATGAACAACCCCATAACCAGAAAGGTACTCGCCAAAAATAAGTTTTGGATCAATTCTCCCGGGCATGCTTGGGGAGGCAAACATATTCGAGCCAGAAAAATAAAAAAATTGGCCATGGACGGGATATTAATACAAGTTTTCGAGTGCATGGCCGAGGCCGCAAATACTGTAAACGGATGCGTTTCTAACCTGCGAAATGCCTGCATCGGGAAATATTCACAAGCATATGGATACAAGTGGGAGTATGTGGATTAAGGTAGACACCAAGCCGCTTACAGCAAATAGGCTGTGGATGGGGCGCAAGTGGCCGACGCCGCAGTATAAGGCTTATAGGGAGGAGCTGTTGTTGAAGATGCCTTCAATAGACAATTTCCCGAAACCGCCCTTTTGTATTCATTACATATTCGGGTTATCCAATATAAATCAAGATTTAGACAATTGCCTAAAGGGTGTTAACGATGCTTTACAGGAGAGGTATTTGTTCAACGACAGGGATATATACAAGGCCGTAATGGAAAAGCGAAAGGTGCCCAAGGGGAGCGAATTTATATCATTCAATATCAAATCATTAGCAGACACAACATGGGAACAACAAAACGAGTAGTATTCTCCTCGTCGCTCTTGAAAGAGTGCAAGGACATGGTAGCTTCATCGGTCATCGACCTGCTCGAATCCATAGCCGAGAAGAGCGACAACCCGAAGGTGACCATCACCTCCACGTGGCGCAACCCTTATCGGCAGGCGATGGCCATGTACAACAACCTGGTCGCCGGAAAGCGCATCCGCTACCGGGAACCCGGCAGAAAGGTGACCGCACTGTTCGACGACTGCCAGGATCAGGGCATGGACAAAGAGGAGACCATCGACGAGATGTCCAAACTTATCAGTCGGCTTAGCGAAAAGGGCGAACGGGTGTCCAAGCACTGTGTGAGCGCCGAGGAGTATCGCAAGGTGAATGTGCTGGACGTGAGTATGACTATGGAGAAACCCGTGGAGTTCTTGGTCGCAGCACTCGACGAGCCGCGCGTCATCAAAGTGATTTCGCCCGTATCTATTCCCGGCAAAAACCCCAAGTTTTCGTATGACCTGAGTGAGCCTGCGTTCCACCTCGAAATAAAAGCATAGTCATGAACAGTGCGTGCGTACTCTTCTTTGTGGCCGGGATTATTATGCTGGTGTTCGGGATCGCCGGGCGAGGAATAGACCCGCCAAACAAAAACAGGCGCCGATAGGGTGCCTGTTCTTTTATGCCTACTCAACGCTGCCCCCGGGGGAGCCTCCTGTGTCGAGTTTGGTGGTGTCGACGGCATGATCCGCGATCTTGGGCGTCGTGACACACAGGTCTTGTAGCTTTTCGGTGGCGACGGAAGATGTTGCGAGTTTATCCGTCGTCACTGCGCCGTCCGCAATTTTATCCGTGGTTACTGCAAGGGGAGCCAGCGCAGCCGTGCCGACTTCCGCTGTTCCGATCTTCGACGCCGTAATGGCACCGTCCAATATCTGCCCGTTGCCAACGCTATTTGCGGCTATCTTATTGACATTGATAGCTCCGTCGACGATTTTATCCGAATTTACGCTATCGTCGGCGATCTTGGCGCCCGTAACGGCCGCATTGGCGATTTTATCACCGGTGACAGCCCCGTCAGCGATGGCTGCGGCGCCTACGCATCCATCCGCAAGCTTCGACGCCACGATTGTATTTTTTTGAATGATGTCGCCGGATACAGCGCCCAAGGCCAATTCTTTGCCGGTTATGGTTTTAGCTTTGATCTTATTCGCAACCACGGCACCGTCGGCCAGCTTGGCTGTGGTGATCGACCCGTCGGGAATTTCAGGAGACCCCCCCCCGCCGGAATAGAGACCCGATCCGATGCCCGGGAAATCATCGTCAATAGGGGATTCATGCCCTTCGTTGAGGAATCGCAAAACGTCGGCGGGAGTGTAGGCCGACGGGTTATCGGAGATGACAACCTCATTGATTTCGAAGTCGAGGTAGTCCGCAGTAAGCAGGGTGTTGCCACCTTCCGGAAGCGCTGGCTCGATGATGATTCGGCGCCCCATGTCTACCCGCGGGTTGGCCGGGCGGGCAATAAAGGTCGCGGGCATTTTTACTCCGTTCACAAAAATGTAGGGATAATCGGCTTCGGAGCCATTGATAACTACTTTCATATCACATTTTTTTTATGTTTGACGTTATTACCCCCGTCGGCCGGAGCCTGCGGGGCGTTTTCAATATCAATACCTACTTCATCCTTCATCTTCTTTCCCACGTATTTTTGAAGGGATCGGAATACCGGAGCGTCGGATATTTCCATGGCATTCTCCAAATACGACCACATTTCGATGCCGCATACCATGCCCGTGAAGAGCTTGGCCAGGTGCAAGTTCATGAAGTCGATGATTTGAGTGTCTATAAGGTGGCACATGCCGATCCCAACGACAATGCACGTGAGTTTGATGACCGTTTTCCACGCCTTGTCGCTGGAGAAATACCAGTCCTTATGCTGCCGAGCCGCCCTCTTGCGCCCGGCCAGTATACCCATCACGAAGTCTATCATGACGAATGTCAAGGCGCAGAGCACAAGCGGCGTCACGGGCGCGAACAACGACAGCAAGCCCCCCACCATAGCCATAATCCATTTCAATAAGGTGTCCATTATTTCACTATAAAGTTGGGTTGGGCGACCCCCACGATAAGACCATAAGGAGGATAAAAATATATATCCAGTATGCAGTTGATGGCGTATTGGGGTAGATCAAACGGCTTTGTGCCAATTGACCCTCCCGAAAAAGTTATTTGGAAAGGGCCGACATCAGTCTTAAATACAAGCATCGTCCAGTGATGCACAAGTAGTCCGGAGGGAGACTGCACCAAATATACAGTTATTGCGTGATTGGACGGAGATGGCGGAATATTTAAAGTGCCTATGGTGCCCTCCGGAAAATCTATGGGAGAGCTGCTAATATTATGCGTAATAGACGTGACGGTATTAGGAAGTAACACACTAATTTTGTTCGCCAATTTTTCGGGCGTAATTGCTTTATTCATGATGGCGGGAGTATTAACCGAGTTTACTTGCAATGCTCGTGTCGATACCGACCCGGTGCCATATTGTGCCTCTTCGATAGAACCATTCTCCAGCTTTTGATTTGCGATGATGGTTTTGTTGGCGATCTCCTCGTTGGTGATGGTCTCTGTCTCTATTTTACCCGCCGTGATAGTACCGTCGGCGATCTGCCTATACCCCACAGCGCCATCAGCTATTTTGACTGAAGTTACGGCCTCATCTGCGATCTTTGCTGTTGTGACAGCGCTGTTTGCGAGCTTTGGCGTCGTCACTGCGCCATCGGCCAGCATAGCCGCTGTTACGGAACCGTCGGATAGCACGCCCACCTTCCATGCTGCGAGGTTGGCCGCCGTGGCCTGCCCTATGAGGGTGCCAATTCCCGATGCCGACGCATTGGCCGCAGCATTCACGACATAATCCTGATATGTGTATCGCGTCGTGCCATCTTCATACACGCGCTGTTCGTCCTGTATGGTGTTGGCATAAAGATACTGGCCTATTTTAGCGACATCGGCGGCCAGGTAGTAAGCCTGCCCTTGGTAGCAGATGATACCTTCGCCGATGTTCGTCCCGGTGTTGTTGTTCGCCGTGGCGAATCCTGCAACGATGGAAATGGGCGTTTTGGTGGATCGGAGGAGCGAGTTGATGGCGCTCCAGAGGTTCTGCAAATCCTGCATCTGCACGGGGTTGCCAGTGCCCGATATGACGTTGATATTTTTTATTCCTGCCATGTTATTGAGTTTTTATAGTATACTTGATATAAAAGGGAAATAGCGTGTTGACGTCTGCGATAAACTGGTTGTATGCTTCCGAGTTGTTGTACAGGGCAGCCGGGATCGTAATGATGGGCTGCTCCGTGATGGTGCCTCCCTGTCCGAGGTACACCTTCGGGGTGGGAGTGTCGTACAGGTATACAGGAGGGGTTGGCGAATCATACCACATAGATCGCCATATGCTCGCGCCGCTCGGGGTGATGGATATTTGCCCCCACTCCCCGTACCAGTACCGCAATACGCCTTCGATCTGCCCGTATGTAGGTGTGCACGCCGCCATCATGTACCACTTGGAGCGCACCATGTAGTAGTTGTACAGATAGTCGTGCAACACCATGAGCAACGACAGGCAGTAGCGGTATATTATCGTTGTCCAAAACGGCTGCTTCGTGTAGCTGTGGTCGCGCCGCACCGAGTAATTCGGCCGGAGCAACTGCAACACCAGCTTCGGGATGTCAATATATCGGAAACGCATCATATAGCTTCGAATATTGTAATGTTCTTGGTGAAATCGTACATATTGGGGTCGAAGTTGAAATAACCCGGATTCAATACTATCTTGCCATCCTGCGGTGTTGTGCTGTCGCCATCCTGCGAGACCTTGACCTCGGAGAAGTAGGCATCCTTGATGCCGTTCAACCCCGAGATGTGGCTTTCTATGTCGTTGATATACAGAACATTTGTCGTGCGTCGTTGCATCTGCAAGTCATGCAGCCCCGTGTAGATGCTGTTCTTGATGGTATCGAGGTTGTACGACTTGTCGAAGCGGACGTACAGCTTGTCGGCCGAAAGGACGGCCGGAGCATTGGATGCGGCCTGTATTTGCGCGCCGACGCCCCAAAAGTTGCGGTAGTAGGCGCTGAACGCATCGAGTTGATCCTGCGTGAGTGAGACCACGTTGTTGTTGGCATCGGCCGTCGCCACGTTGATGTAGTACAAACCCTCCTGATTAGACCCCATCGAAGCCTGCTTTATTATCTGCTTCGTGGCATCTATGGTCGCATAGCCCAGCTCTTGCGTCGCTTCGTTCACCACGACTACCTGATCGCCCTGCTGATAGGCGTATGCCTTCTCGACATACCATGCCTCACTCGTCACGCGCGCGATCTTCGCGGCCGCGGCTATCGTCTGTTCGCTGCGCAGGATTTCAAGCCGCACAATGTCAAGCACGGTGCCTACCACCTCCGCGATCTTGCGCAGGATGCCCGCGTTGCTGGTGTTAATGGCCGGGATCGTCCGTTGGATGTTATCCCATATGGTATTTATAAGTGACATATCGGTTATTGTTTAATTATTGAGGGGTAGTTGTAATAGTCGAGGTTTGTATTCGGCCACTCCGCGGGGGGAGCCGACAGGGGCTCCAACACTCCGTTGACGGGCATCTGTTTGTGTGACGACCACCAATAGCCCGCCTTGGTGGGATCATCACTCCGAGGCTGCATGTTCTGCGGCAGATACTCCCGTGTGCAGGATGCCTTCATAGCCGCATCTACCACGAACGACGCGGGATCGCCTCCGTTCCACAGCATCAGCGCCTGTGATTCTGTCAGGTGTGTATTGAAGTTGCGGAAGTGGTAGATTTCGCCCTTCAACAAGATCGGATCATTTGGGCCGTATGTGCCAAGGTCGATGTATTTTTGTATCCCATTACGACCCAATTTGAACGTCCCCGAAATCTTGATCCCGTTTAAAAAGATGTAGCCTAAATTTTCCTGTAAAGCATAGCGGAGTACCACGTGATAAGTCGTGTTTGGCTCGCAGGGATATATCATTGAGAAATCGTTGGTTGAGAAATGCAATTCGCGGGCAATAATTGTGAGCCTTGGAAGTGCCATATTATCCGCCATGCTGAATGCGCACTGCTCATGATGGATGTCGTCTCCGGTTTTGAAGTAGCACTCCAGCGTCCCGTTGTCGAGCGACCGTGTGGATATGCGCTGTCCCCTGAAGGCGCCATTGGCGGTATAGGCGCCCTTGAAGTCGTAAGTGGGTTTGCAGATCGGCTCGCGGCCTATCT